AGACAAAAAATTCATTTATTTGTTCTAAATTCGATAAATAAACTGATAAAAAAATACGAACCCAAATCGATAATGATGTTCACTAAAAATATGAGTTCAGTAAAACGAAACACTTCAAATATTATTGGGACAGATGAGGAAATAAATAAAATGAAAATTATTATAAACAAATATCAACCCATTGTAAGCAAAATTTCGGGGGGAGGACTAAATAATCTGGGTTCGTTCCAATGGACGATGGCGATGCTCACGGAGGGGCGCGACGACAACAGGAGCTATAATATATCTAATCGTGCGATAAATAAATTGAAAACGGAATTAAACTATTTTCTCAATAAAAAGTAAGAATGAATAACACAATAATTAATCAAAAATACCTATTACGTATTTTTTCCAAAGTGAATAAACTTAATAATGTTCCAACACAGGAAAGACCAGTATTTATTATAAAATATGGTCCACCTGCATCCGGTAAAGGTTCTCGGGGTGTGAAAAGTGTTATTGAAAGTTTTGGACACCCATTAAACTCTTATATTGATATCAATGTAGATGATGTTGTTGAAAGTCTTAACACATTTAAGAAAGATTCTAGAAAAATTTTGAACGCCAAAGGACTTACTACAGCTGAACAAATCAACCAAATTTTAAATAAAGCCACTAATAAAAATGCTGAAAATTTTAGTAAACCTTATTTTACTACACGTTTCAATAAAAGACTTGCGATTCCAAACCAAATGGATCTATTAATGAAAAATGCCATAATAGCACGTAAAAATATTTCTTTTGAAACCACTGGTGGTACAGGATTTCCGTCTTGGATATTTGATGTATTTAAAGAAGGGTTAAAAAATTATGATATTAAATTTATATTTCCTCTCGTAGATTGCTCAGAAGGATGGAGTAGATACAAAAGACGTCCAACAAATTCTTATTTGCGTGGAGGTGTTTTTCGTTTTGGTAGCAGTAAAAAGCAATATATTCAACAATATATAAAAAGTTATAATGAGTTTTTAAATGGAGAAATTGCTATGCGTAGTGGTAAATATGGCGGTGTTGGTAAGAACGCACGATATTTTGTAATACCAAGAACTGGTACAGGTCTGATAAGTAATTCTTCAAAGTATCGTCCTGTAGTTAGAATGTTAATTGGTGAAGCCAAATCGTGGGGTAAAAGTCAAGGTATACAATTATAATCTTCATAAAAAGTAAGATGCCTCTCTCAGACGCCGAAATCACCAAGAAGGTTGGGCAGTTGCGGAAAACGGAGGGCAAAATCTACGCACCCCTCAAGTACTTCAGGGGGCTTGAGACCTTGGGGCAGGTCGAGACCCGCTACAAGAAGATGCTCAAGAGGGACTACAAAGATTTCAAAACAGACAGTGGGGTCAAGACCCGCACCTCCTCCTACACCCAGAAGTTTAGGAAAAAGTATGGATCAGAGGTCAAGTCTCTCCCAGAAATCTCGAAGGCCACTGGGATACCTCTAAAGACCCTCAAGACGGTCTACAATAGGGGACTCGCTGCGTGGAGAACCGGGCATCGTCCGGGAGCCTCTCCACAAGCGTGGGGGTACGCGAGGGTTCATAGTTTCGCCACTAAGGGGAAGACGTACTACACTGCTGATAAGGATTTGAGGTAAGATATTACATACGCTTTGGTGTAGATCCATGATAACCTTTTCGAGGCCAATCTTGACCTCCTTTCGTATACACAAATTCTCCCATTTCTTGTAATACCAGAACTTCTGTATACGATAAGTTTTCTCGTTTAATACGTTCCAGTTGTAAACGCTGTTTTTCAATATGAGTACCCAAATCAAACCCCGGTGGAATCTTATCAGATTTTTCACTATTTTCTGTGCTTCTCAACAATTGAAGATTTGTATAGTGAAAACATATCTCCTGATGTTCTGTGTTAGTCATGTCAAAAACTTCACATGGTATATAGTGATCAATAACTAAACCATTATCCTTTTTTCCAAGTTCTATATCATCATATTCCGGACTTTTTAGTCTGAGATAATCTATTATGCCCTGTCCACTTGATAGACCAATCAGTTTTATAGTGTTATCAGACTTCTCACCGACGCCATTTACAGCCTGATTTAAACGACGACGTAAGTTATCCAAAATTCTAAATCCTTCGTCATTTTGGCGACGTTCTCGTAATCTGTGTTTCCCGACTCGTTGGTGATATTCCTTCCTTTTTCTTTTCTGTTCTTCTATATAATCAGGATCCTGCTTTCGAATTTCTTTTCGTTTCTTTTCAAGTTCGAGTATTTCCTCTCTATTCTCAAGGTAACGTTCTTTTTGTTTTGTAAGTTGTTCCTCCCTGTTTTCGATATACCACGATTGCGTGTACGCCTTGTGGCATTTTATACACATTCCCGTTCTTAATTCGGTGTTGAAATGTTCAATAGATAACATTTCTTTACATTCTGTGCAGTGTCGTTCAACAACGTTTCCATTTTCGTCTCTAATAATATCCGCCCTAAATTCCCTTCGCCTATCGGTAGAATTCTCACAACCTTTACACGACGAACGATATCCTGAACTTTCACCCACATGTAAAGCGAACTCAGACATTGGCAACATCCGTTCACATTCTGTGCATTCTCTATGAGTAAGAGTACCATTATCATCTCTGATTTGGTTGAATCTGGGTCTTAATGCCGGCTTTTCATAATTTTCCGGGTCCTCGAGATACCGTTTGAATCCTTCTTCGGCTTCTTCGTGTGTAGGATAAATTCCTAGGTACTCACCCTTATAAGAAAGCTGAAAACTATTATCACCCCGTTTGAATATTGTACCTGTCTGTCGAGTTGCAAAATCAAAATTTTCGGGGTCTGCTTTATAACGCTCTATAGCTTCTTCAGCTTCTTCTTTCGATGAGTAAGTACCAAGTGCAACCTTCTTACCATTGACCGATACGTGTGCTAAGTAACGTTTACCTAAATTAGAATCACTTTCCGTAATCATACCACTACCAGAAGGACGTTGAAGTAAGGGAACCCGGAAATTTTCTGGATCTGCTATATAACGCTGTATAGCCTCTTCAGCTTCCTCTTCAGACGGGTACTGTCCTAAATATTTGGTACCCACTTTAGCCTGCCATTTAATTGTGCCATGACTGGTAATTTGTTTAATACTACCGGGTCTCCGTCTCCGTGACATCTTAACACGTATTCACTTAAATTCTCTAAGCCAACAAAATTCTGCGTTAAATACAAGATGGTTCACCTGGACCGAATACACGAAGAAATTCGTGTTTTAAACATAAAAGACGAAACCTTACTATCGTTTCGTGTTTTTGAGAATTTCAATAAAAGACTTTGTTTTTTTTTAAAAAGTTCATGCAATTCGGGTGCATATGCTAGATTCATTTTTCTTATAAAAATAAGATATAACATTCTAACTTAGGTCTTTTAAAGAATAAAACTCATATGAAATAAATGGAGAGTCGCCGCCCCCTCCCCCTCCGTTTCATCTCTGTACCCAAGCAGGAAAGGCCCCGTATAAGTTGGGAAGAATACTTCATGAAGACTGCCCAGCTCGCGTCCGTCAGGTCTCCATGTGAGAGACTCCAGGTGGGGTGTGTCTTGGTGAAGAACAACCGCCTCATCAGTATGGGCTATAATGGATTTCTGGGTGGCTGCGAACACAAATCCATAGTGAGGGACAACCATGAACAAGCCACGATACACGCGGAGATCAACGCGGTCACCGATGCGGCGAAGAGAGGTGTCTCCATCGATGGTGCCGAAGCCTACGTAACCCATTACCCATGTCTAAATTGTTACAAAGCTCTCGCGAGTAGTGGGGTGAATAAGATTTACTACAATACAGACTATAAAAATGACCCTGTAGTGGAGGAGTTGGGCTACGGTATACCTATAACCAACCTAAGTTGATTAGGTTCTACAAAAAACCAAAATGGTGAAAAAATCTACGTCACGCGTTCGCAAGGAATCCACTGGTATGACTGGTCTGGAAGCAAAGTTCAAACAGAAGATTGTGAGACGAGATGATAGGATTAAAAGAAAGAAGGCAACCATATTAGCCCTTCAGAAGGAGAATATAGAACTCCGCGAGAAAAATGCAATCGAGTTTGACGTAAAATTTAAAAAGCAACGAGCATCGCTTGCTTTCATGGGGTCTGAAAATGTGGAACTTCACTCCAAGATTGAAGAACTCACCAAAAGTACTAAGTTTTTACGAACCAGTTTGTTTGCGGCGAAGCAGGAAATTGAAAATTTGAGAACAAAAAAAGTTCCAGTTTTAGACGTGGAAGACGAGAAGGCGCTTGCCATGGGGCGGCGCAGGGTATATATAAACAATGAGACTGTAGAACGGGCGTTTAAAAACCTGAGACGGGGTAAGTCCTTATTCAAGATGATACCGCGAACCCATATGTTAATTAGACAAGCTGGACGATGGGATAGTGCGATAGAAATTCACCGTAGGTTTAATATTTGTAATGTTTAAAGAAAATATCCTCATAGAATGTAATGAACGTGGATAGTCTCCCACCATACATTAAGCAATTGTTTCAAAACAAAGAACTCACGATGAATCAGAAGATGGTCACGTTGATGGCATTCACGCCAGATGTCCCAGGTATATACAAGTTAGGGGATCACTTGGAGACTGGGATGGAAATTAAGAAGCTCGTAGACGATGGGAAGATTCGTCTAGGCAAATTCGATAAAAACTTTACTCTCGAGGTGGTTCATCTTTGATTTTAATCGCCCATTTATCCTCCTTACGGAACTTTTCATAATCAATCTCCTTGATTTTGAAAACTTTCATGATGAACTTTTTGATTGGATTTACTTCTTTCTTTTTGGGGTCTGGTAAAGCGGCCTGAACATGTCGCTGTACACGCCGGGGGCGTATACGTTTTTTGTTTACAGTCAATTTAGTTTTGGGAAAATATACAGGTTTAGCGAGAGCTATCATTATTTTTATAAATCACATATTCTTTAAAAACATTTTGAACACCTAAGTGGATCCACCCCAAAGTAAAAAACATTCACTTTCCAAACACCATGAACGCTTCTACCATTTCCGCCTACATTGCCAAGCTCGAGCTCGAGAACAAGCTTCTCCGCGGGGAAGTCGAAGATTGCAAGAATGAGATTTTCCACCTAAAGGTGGTTATCGAGGACCTCGGGGATGAGTTGGACGAAGACTACGAGTCTGACGAGGAGTCGGTTGCAAGCACCGAGGACGAGGAGTCTGACGACGAGGAGTCCGACGATGAGGAATCTGACGATGAGGAATCTGACGATGAGGAATCCGACGATGAGGATGACTTCCACATCTCTCGGAACGCCGCGATCGTCAATGTCCTCCGGAAACTCTCCGACCTCGAGAAAGATGATTTCAAGAGCGAAGCATACTGGAAGGCTGCCGAGGCTGTCGACAACATCCCCTACACCATCGTGGATGGCGCATCTCTCTCCAAGGGAGAGACCAAGGTCGCTGGCATCGGCAAGAGCATCGCCAAGAAGATTGATGAATTTCTCGAGACTGGGATGATTTCAAGACTCGAGGAACTCAAGAAGAAGCCTCCTACGACCAATGAGTGCATCTTCGATGCCCTCGGTGAGGTGGCTGCCCGAGAGTCGGACGTTCACAAGAAGGCTGCCTACAAGAAGGCTGCCCAAGCTATCAAGAACCTCGACTTTGAGGTGACCTCCGGTGAGGAACTTGCCAAGGGTCCCAACAAAGTCGCTGGTATTGGCAAGAGCATCGGACGCAAGATCGACAACTTTCTGCAGTTTGGGGATATGTAACCTAATTTTTAATAAAAATATATAAAATCAAGTTGAAAATGAGCGACATCGTTAAAGTCGTAAATCTTCATCAATTGTTTCCCATTCGCGTGGTTCACTAGCAATAGTATTATCTTCAATAATTATATCTCGAATCGTTTCAAATAAAACATACGTTAACGCAAATTTATACGCTAAAAATCCAATAAATGTGGCACCATAATCAAAATCAAATGCAAATGGTGCGTTATTCCACAGCACTTCAAAAATAGCCGTGCTCACTGGCACAAACATCTGTTTTTGAATAGTTGACTTTTCGATATTATCCACGTGATCTGAAAGAAGATTCATATATGTATATGATGCAATTGCTCCGATAGTTGCCGAAACACCAACATCCGCTCCTTGCGTAATAAAATATGACGCAGATATAGCCGCACCGTAGGCAGCTGTAGAGTTTTTGAGACTAGTCTTGAGTTTATCATACTCGGGGATAGAGCGGTTTGTGATTGGTAGGCGGGTAGGTTTCGCAATAGCAAGAGTCAACATGTACTAGATGTAAAAGACTTAAAATCTTTATCCTAGTTATAGTAAATGCCGTGTCAGTTGTGTAAGAAGAAATGTGGAGTGCCTATAGAGTGTAAATATTGTAAAGGAAATTTTTGCCCAAAATGTATTCGTCTAGAAACACATAATTGTATTGGTATCGAAAAGCGTCGTAAAGAAGGTCTTAAAACTCTGGAAGAAAACCTAACATATGAACCCACTCCTAAGTGCTTAAAGATTTAGATAGAATACTATTCAGTGGGAGGGGGATGAAAGCTGAGATGCCCGAGTGGTCTAAGGGGGGCGACTTAAGATCGCCTGGCATATAAGTCTCGTGGGTTCGAACCCCACTCTCAGCATCTTATATCGAAACTTGTTTTCGATATTGGCACTCTTAGCTCAGTGGTTAGAGCGTGTGCTTAGTAAGCACAAGGCCGGGAGTTCGAACCTCCCAGGGTGCATTTTTAAGTGTGAAACCCACATTTAAAAATGTTCTAAATTTATATAATGGATGTTCATAACCTTACAGCATGTTGTTTTTTGGTATCATTTTCAACTCTATGTGTTTCAGAAATATTTTTAGGCTATGTGGTGTATCCAATGTTTCTCACCCACGCCTTAACATTTTATATGTCCTACGATCTTGTGTGGATTTATATACAACCTGAAATTGTTAAGTCGTTTCGTAAACTCATTATACTACACCATATCATGGCTTTAATTTACATTATGAGACCTCTATGTGTACCAGAAGAAGCCTACCTTACAGCATATCTAGGGTTAGTTGAAATTGATACATCTGTGTTAACACTCAAATATATGTTTCCAAAGAACGAGACTATCCGTTCACTTTATTTATTTACAAATGTATTCTTCCGCGTTTGGTATGAAAGTCTTATGTCTTTAGTTGTATGGTTCTTATACGATTTTAAAAACATATATGTGAAAATACATGTAATGACCTGTCAACTCTTTTTCAATATTTTCAGTTGTGGAATATGTGTGTTGACCTATCGTGCCTTAAAGAATAAGCACCTTAAGGATGTATAATGTCTCTCGGAGTCAAAAAACTTAGCTATGATTCTATTCTACCTACTCGAGGCTCTGATGGTGCTGTTGGCTACGATCTCTATAGTAATTGTGATGGTGTTATACACCAGTATAAACGGGGCCTTATCTCAACGGGTATCGCGATATCACTCCCACCGGGGGTCTACGGGCGTGTTGCGCCTCGTTCGGGATTAGCCGTAAAACGTGGTATTCAAATTGGTGCCGGTGTCATCGATCCAGACTATACCGGTGAAATTTCCGTTGTCATCTTCAATATGGGGGATACCGATTTTGAAGTGAAAAAAGGTGATCGTATTGCACAGCTCATTCTTGAGAGATGTGAGACCCCGCCAGTTGAAGAAATTAGTATCCTCGAAGAAACTGAACGAGGTGATGGTGGTTTTGGTTCTACGGGAAATTAGAGCAATACCAAAAATCTTCGGGTACAGGCATGAAAAGTACACCCTCCTGTGTCGCCATCCAAAGCTTGGACTTATGCACATGAGAAAATGACATAAGTAACCAACGCTCCCAATACTCTTGAGAAAGGTAATTATCCCAATCTTCTATAGTACTTTCCTTAACTTTCAGCATACCCCTATGTATTTCATAGGGATCTCTCTCAATTCGCACCTCCTTGGGTAGGATCGCCCCCCTCCTAAGAAGTTGTGCCCTCATTATGCGGGGATTTCCATGATCCACGTAGTATTCAAGCCCCTTTTTTCCAAAATCTATCGTTCTTTCACATGGTAAAGTTACTCTGTACCGATGGGTGACCGATGGACTTGGTTTTAGGGAGACATACATTTTTTTTATATACTTATATATAAATAGAAATGTTTTTACTTAAATTGATAACATTCGGTATTGGGTTTCATATTTTACGTAAAAATATGAAAAAATCCCCATCTTTACATGACGACAAAATATTAGAAGAAGATATTTCAGATGAAGAAAAGGTTTTGATAAGAAAATGGATTAAAAAAAGTGGGAAAAATAAATATGGCGACTCTTTAAAAAGTATATATCCAGATGGAATACCTTTGTATGATAAAAAAACAGGGACATACATGAACTATTATGTGTATATAAAGTCAAAATATCCATCATCACCATGGAACTCAGGTAGTATAAAGAAAAAAGTCGACAAATAATCATGAAGACATATGAATCCCTGGATGGAATTACTATTAGAGTTGGTACAAATGCCAAGGAAAATTATGAACTCGTTGAATCGAGTCATGCGGCGAATTGGTGGCTTCATGTCAAGGGGTGGCCAGGTTCACATGTCGTAGTTTCTTATGACGGAGATTTCTTACCAAAAGAAACTAAAAAAGATGCGGCTGCGTTGGCTGTTCACTATAGTCAGGCTTCGGGTCAGAAGCATGTTACAGTAGATTTGATCCGTGTGCAACATGTACTTCCATTAAATACACACGGTTCCGTTGAGCTCTTGCGAGACCCAATCGAAGTCTTAGTGTTTATAAATCGAGAAAACCCAAGACTTGATAGACTTATTAATTTAACAAAGTAGAATAGAGCCCAGCGATGTAGTACACATTTTTAAAACCCAAGTTTTCCAATTTCTCTGCCGCAAATCTGGCTCGTTGTCCAGTATTGCAGTAGACGAGTAAACCCTCTTTGGGAAGTTCAGACGTTGTTTTTTTATTAATTTTGTTCACTGGGATGTGTATGGCTCGTGGGTAGTGACCAGCACGGTATTCCATCGATGTGCGGACATCTATGACCACCCTAATCTTTCCAGATTTGATGTATTCCTTGGCTTTTTCAGATGAAATGAGATTGGGTCCAAAGTAAGTATAGGCTACAAGAGTAGCGAGGGAACCAACGATAATAAGAGGGATCATTTCTTATTATACTCTTAGAAAAAGTTGTCAGTTCTGTACATATTAACCTCAAATGAACCAGTCTTGCCAGTCACCGAGACTGTTTCATTTCCATAGAGCTCCTGGCACCCGATATCCTCCATACAGTCCCTAGCATTATGACTCACTGGGACTGGATACAAGTTTTCACCACCAGTGGTTGTGTAGTAGTGGTACCTATCGCGGCGACCACGAACCTCCTTGCCGTAGAGGGGGAGGGTCTCGTCATTTGGACCTGTAAGTAAACCCATTTGTTGCATGCGACCAGGTTTATATTCCTTTATAGGTGGACCCCTGAATTCGGGTTCACGCCTTTGTTGAAAATTTCCCCGTGGACGGGGTGGACCTGAGAGAATGGTATGAGTTTTCTCTGTAACTTTGACAACTGGTGGATTTTGTATCATGTAAACAATTGTAAGAATCGATACAACTAATATTACCGACAACAGTTGAACTTTTGTCTTATTCTTCATATACTATAGGTGAGATGTTTATTTTTCCACACCCGCAAGTTGTAAGTGATCGCGATACAACGTCTTCTTCGGCTTCACTCCGGTTTGGTTAAAGAAAAACTTTGACATAAAGACATGAAGGTCTTGGCGATAGACATTGGATTTAATAACATGGGTCTGGTTCTTGCTGAGTGTGTAAAAACCCCCATCGTGGAAGTTGAGTTTATAAAAAAAGTAAACTTAGATGACTATAAATACATTTATAGCAATGACTTTGTTGACTTGATTCCTTTATTTGTAGATGATCATAAAGAAATATTTGACAAAGCTGATAGAATACTTATAGAGAGACAGCCACCCCAAGGTTTTACAAATATCGAGATACTTTTACACTATATGTTTAAAGACAAAGTCATGTTAATTTCACCTCACACTTTACATGCACATTTTGGTATTGGGCATCTAAACTACGAAGAGAGGAAAGAGCGTATGGTAAATATGATGGCAAAGTATATAGATTTAGATACGATTCCATATGAAAGAAAGCATGATATAGCTGACGCCTATGGTATGCTTCTGTATTACAATTTTAAAACTAGTGTTCACTTTCTTGATCGTTTTCGGTTTTCTCAACCAAATCCTTTATAATACGATCAACTACATTAACTACAATGCTGTTACCTAAATAGTATAACATACGCTTTGGATTTTTTAGTGTAGTATACTTGTAATCAATACCAAAACCGAACATTTGTAATGTTTCTTTGATACTCAGTGTTCGAATTTTACCATTAATTTCATACAACCCAGTTTTTGCACCTGGACCACCCGATGAAGCACAAATTGTGGGACCATGTGAATCTATACCATATACACGTTCACCTTGTCGTCCACCTTTTTTTGTTATTTTGTTAATCAATTTATACTTCATAATACTATTTCCCTTACATGGTTCAAGGGTGTACACGTTCGAATAATCAAAAAATGTATCTACAGAATAATCTATAATTGAAGATACAGGAGTCTTCGACGTTACTGGGGTGTCTATAAATGAATATAATCGGTCCTTATCACACACCATAAAAATTCTTTCTCTAGCTTGTGGTGAGCCGTAATCTTTGGAATTTATAATTCTATAGCTAAACGTATACCCGCGTTTTTCTATTTCAGTTTGTATTTTTTTAAACGTTTCCCCATTATGTATCGTGTGTAAATTCTTTACGTTTTCTAAAATAAGTGTTTTGGGATTTTTTGAATCTATAATTTTTAATATACTGTAAAAAAGATTGCCGCGTCCTTCATCTCCAAACCCCAGCTTTTTACCAGCTATACTAAACGGTTGACAAGGAAATCCTGCACAAAGTATATCAAAGTCTTCAATTTCGTCAACGTTTATTTCATTTATGTCAGATAATGGGTGAATATTGTAATTTTCGTGGTAAATATCACGAACTTGATCATCGATATCACAAGCGAGTACACATTTATATTCTATATTTTCATTACTATTTTTATTAAAAGCTGTGTGAAAGGCTCCCAGTCCACAAAACAAATCTATATACTTGACTTGTTTAGGCATAATAGTTATAATAATCAAATCCTTAAGTCCATGTAATTTGGTTTTGTATTAGCAATCACTTTTTTGAAACTTATTTTAACCTGTATATCATTACCCGCCGGCCTTCCACCATCACCACCTTTCCTTTGAATAGTTATTCCCGAGTTATCCAGTGCTATGACAGTTCGTGACGGATTAACCTTAAAATTAAATCTAGACAATTTCTTTACTAGTTCACCCATGTAAAATATTTTTGGAATTTTCCGGTTTTTATTCTTATCATATTCCACGTAAACTAAAAAGTGTGGTCTGTTATCCATATCATTCCCTCTTAGAGATTGATTTATAATAGAATATTTAATTTCCGGTTTATTTAAAAATTCAAGGAAACTATCTTCTATCATAGGATCAATTTTTCTATCCCGCTCGTTTCCTTTTACAACTCTATTATCTTCACCAATCGGAAGTTCACATAATTTTTGTAGTATAGGTTGTACAAACTGACAATTGTTTAAATCACAAAAGTTAGCAACGCTCGTTCTCCAAACCTGTTGGAAAGGACCCTCACTTTTTTTTACCTGAAACTTTAATTTTCCGTTAGACACGTCTACTTTAGAACGATTATTTTCAACTCTAAACATTTCTTCACACTTTATAGCATTGTTTAAATCATCTGCAACTCGTGTTTCTTCATCGAAACCTGTACATGCTGCACGTCTCCCTTTATCTGATTGAATCACGGAAGTAATCAGTTCTTGTAAGACGTCTTCAACTTCATTCTCCATAATTTACAATACACACACATCTTTAATAGATTACTCGTTTTCGGTTTTCTCCTTCATGAGAATTTCCAATGCATCGGTGACGTGTTCAAACATAGTAAAAATATCATCGCCATTTTCATTTTTAATTTTATAGCGAAGTGTATTGATGTTATTTTCGAAAGTCTGTTTATACATCTGAATGTTTTGAAGTTTTATTTTTAGCGACGAAATTTTATTTTCGTAGTACCTCATCTTGACTTCAGTGGTTTTATCAAGTTGTTTAATTTCTTTTTTATAATTGCAACGTTGTTTTTGTAAAATGAATAATTTTGTATTGGTGGTGCATGTTTCAAATTGTTTCATATTTTTTTGAAGTTGAAGTTTGAGAACTTCTACGTCTTCTATATACGCATTTTGAAGTGTATTGCGTATATTTGATAAACGATTTATTTCGTTTTGGATTTTAAGATCCATTTTACTTAAAAAGTTTGATTTTCTTTAGTTCACTTACGTTTTCAAACACCGAATTGAAGTGTCCTAATCTATACTGGACATATGCCCAAAGGCCAAAAAATACTGTCTTTGTAAGTTTGCTCACATCGTCCTCCCCCATTTTATAAATTGGACTCACGACGCGATTTACGAATGTTTCCTCTTTATCCTTTCCTGTGAAATACATTTCAGCCTGCGTTAAAGCACATGTATCGTCGTTGATCGACCAGTGGTAGAACAAAAATGGTATTAATATCGAGTAAAATTCCAATTTTTTACGATCGTTTGAAAATGGTATGATTAACACACCTATAAAAAAAACTAAATGAATCCAAAAAATTATATTCATCTAATATATAATGACCGAAGAAAAAAAGATATCTAACGAAGAGATGCGATTGTCATGGACAGATGGTCATGAAACTATTTTGAAACAGTGGGGCGAAGCTTCAGCGTGTTACAGATATATGCACCATCGTGCATTTTTTTTATATCGTCGTGCGAGTATACGTTTCACCTTACCTGTGATTATATTATCAACTGTAACTGGTACTGCAAACTTTGCTCAAGAAACGTTTCCCGATAACATCAAACCATTCGCCCCTTCAATCATTGGTGCTTTGAACTTAACTGCCGGTCTCATTGCAACAATCTCCCAATTCCTTAAAATCAATGAACTTATGGAGAACCATAGAACGGCTGCGTTGTCTTTCGGTATGCTCTCGAGAAACATTCGTCTCATGTTGGCTCTCGACAGGGGGGAACGTAGCAAAACAGGTTTAGACTTTGTCAATGAATGTAAAACAGAATACGATCGTCTTTTAGAACAATCACCGTCTGTACCAAAATCGGTTCTCAAAATGTTTGAGGAAGAATACCCCCTTGATAACGCTTTCACTAAACCAGAAATTTTAGATGTTAAATCTATACCATTATTGAAACTTCCTAAAACGATTGACCCAATTGAAGCTGTAACTACGGGTACACCTCTCGAAAAATTAGGCAAATTTCTTTCAAAAAAAGATGACAAACCACCACCCGGTTTCTTTGGTCCACCTTTAGGTGAAAGTGACGGTGACGCCGATGATGAATACGAAGATGGAAATGATAATGTTAGTTCTGTACCGACTGAAGAAGGTGTAGACGTCGAGCAAGGTAAAACAGAACCATAATCATTAAAAAATTGGTAAGCATACTACATGCAATGTATGGTAAAATTTTTCTTTTTAAAGGTTCTACGACACGTTTATGTAGTGCGTTATTTTCAAGCACCAAATCTATTGCTTGATTAGTAAGGTCATCAATGGATTCCTTCATTAAAATAATACCACAAAAAAATGATCCAAAAATTTCAACGATACACACAAAACAAATCGACCTTATTTCTAACTACATTCGTCAAGGTAAAAATGTGTTCATATGTGGAGCTTCTGGTGTCGGTAAATCATATGTTCTCAACGAAGTTTTAAAAAATACATTGCATGTGGAACTTCAAACTGAACACATGAAGAGTAAATCTTATTTTCTATCTTTTATAAAATCTTCTACAAAACATGTATTCATAGAAGATTACGACTCTATATTTAAACCAATTATAGAACAAGTTTCGGATGGAATACCTATAACAAAAGGTTCTTTACTTGTCACCACAACTAACATGTGTATGTATCCAAATTTTGAAACTGTGTTTATTCCTAAACATAAACCTGAAACTTTATTACGCTTAGTTGATGAAAAAGAAAGAAGTAAGCAACAAACATATAACGCCGCGTTAAAATGTAACGGAAATATTAGAAATTTTTTTACGTATCTAGATGGATACGACGAGAATGACACATTTCAATCACCAAAAGAATTTATCACAGAAATCTTGACAGATCCAAACCCCATACAAATTCATGATAGTATAAGCGAACACGGTCATATATGGGACATATTTCAAGAAAATTATCTAGATTCAAATGGTGTTGACGTAGTAAAAACATCAGAATCATTTTCAGTCGCAGACTTTTATGATACCTACATGTTTTCAACGGGAAATTGGGTGATAATGCCTTACTTTGTTTTACATGCTTTGACAATACCCAAATCGTCACTCGGTGATTCTTTAAAGAAAGATAAAATTAGACCTGGTCGGTGTTGGACTAAATTTGGAAACTACAAAATGCGGAAACAAAAGTATGTTAACCTTGACAAAAAAACACCCGGTGGTTTAAGTACAGAAAAGTTACACTTGTTTAAAATGTATGCAAAAAATGAAAACTACGATTTACTTGTCGAATATGGAATAACTCCACAAGACTTTGATGTTATTAACCATCTTAATGTTGGAAACAACTTAAAACCTAGAGAAGTAACAAAAATAAAAAAGGGAATAAAAAATGCCTATGAACGACGATGATGAAACTGAAGAAGTTGAAGAGTGTGTACGGGTCGTGGGTAACGAATTGTTTTTTTACGGGAGTATTGATAGAGAAAATGCTCTAGAATTCGTTGAGAACTTCAAAAAGCTTGAAATTGAACTTCTCAAGAAAAAGGCGGAGCTTATCGGATATGAACCGGAAATCCGTGTTCACATCATGAGCGAAGGTGGTGACATATTTTCGGGGTTCAATATGATGAATGTTCTAGAGAAATCTCGTGTAAAGGTTATTACCATCGCACAGGGTTCTTGTTGCAGTGCAGCAACATTCGTTCTATTAGGTGGTGAAGAGAAGCGAATGGGTAGGGATGCATACATTCTCATTCACCAAATTTCCACTGAATTCTGGGGCAATTTTCAAGAACTCAAACATGAACTCAAGTCGTCCGAAAAGTTTATGAAGAGAATCAAGAAAATGTATCTCGCCAAAACCGAAATCCCTGAAAAAAAATTTAAACGTCTAATGAGAAAAGATCTATATCTCACACCAAGTAAATGTCTCAAATATAAGATTGTTGATTGCGTTGATTAATATCAATATATCTCTTATACAATCCAAATATACATAAAATTATAAAAATCATACAAAATGTATTCACATTCATTGGGACGGATGTGAATTCTGGAGGCCTAAGTCGTTCCATTCTACCATAATTTACAACCGGTATTTCGGACATCTATTTAAAGTTGAGAAATTAAATATGACTACAATGGAACGACTTATCAGAAAAGACAAAAATGGTCGCGATAGATTCACTGATATTCACGTCGAAGACTTGGGTGATGGAACTGCCGACATTGTCAAGAGCACTGGTATGGTTGGAACAGAGAAAGTTGCGGTTTCTAGAACCAATGTTAAAACTGGCTACGAAAAGGCGTGTGCACGTGCTCAAACGATGTGGAATAACGAACATATAAAGGGAGTTCGGGTAATGCCGATGTTGGCCAACAAGTGGGAAGAACGGAAAAAATATATCTCCACCCCATTCTATGTTCAACCCAAATTGGATGGAGTTCGCCTCCTCGTTTCCAAAGATGGGTGTTTTTCCAGAACCGGTAAACGTGTAGAAGGTCTCGATCACCTCAGCGATGGACTGAGAGAAGGTGAATATCTCGATGGAGAGTGCTATGCACCTGATATGACATTCGAAGAAATCACAAGTATGTTCAAGACTAATCCAACAAAGTTAAATTTCTACATCTTTGATTACTTTGACTTGGAACGCCCTGAACTCACCTTCGAAGAGAGGATGGATTGTGTCAGCGTCGAAACCAAACTCCTCAAGAAGAAGTCTGACGTGGAAAAGTGGCACGATCACTTCGTGGACCAAGGCTATGAGGGTATCATGATTAGGGAGGCCTCTAGCACCTACGAAGTTGGGAAGAGGAGCAACTACCTCCTCAAGTTTAAGAAATTTCAGACGGAGGAATATGAAATTGTAGGAGCCAAGACGGGGCATGGGAGAGACGCTGATGCGGTCGTTTGGGTGTGTAAATTGACCAATGGTAGACAGTTTACTGTCAGGCCCGAGGGCACAATCAAACAAAGAGAGGAACAATACAGGAACAGAAAGAAGTACAT